AGAGTTCTTGCAGTATATGAGTCTGATGATGCCACAGATCCATCTCTACCAACACTACAATTAACATCATTTACAGGTGTAAGCAATAATAATGCAGACTTTGAACTTGGTGAGTGGGTAGTTGGATCTTCATCTGGAGCCACTGCACTAGTTGTTGCTAGAAGAGATACTGACAAACTAGAATATGTTTATCTAAATGGATTTAGATTCAGAGAAAATGAAGTTATTACTGGTAAGGACAGTACAACACAAGCAGTTATTATAGCAATTTCATCCGGATCCAAGAATATAACTAAAAACTTCTCCGCAGATACTGGTCAGAGAGATACAATTTATGATTATGGAAGAATAACCAGGAAGAAGAATGTTATTGCACCAAAAGGAAAACTGAAGATTGTTTTCCAAAATTATAAAATTGATGCAGATGATACTGGAGAATTTATTACTGCGAATAGTTATTCTGAAGAAAACTATAAACATGATGTATATCTGTGGAATGGATCAAGACTGACCGATTTTATTGATATTCGTCCCCGTGTTGCTGAATATTTACTTTCAAGCACCAAATCTCCATTTGAATTTGGTGCAAGAAACTTTGCATCTGATGGACAATATTCTAAGTATATTTTGGCACCAGACGAAACACTCGTCACAACGATTACATATTATCTTGGTAGAATTGATAGGGTATTCCTCAATCCAAACGGACAATTTGAAGTGTCTCAAGGAAATCCATCAGATACTCCTGTTCCACCGCCACTCAAAGCAAATGCTTTAGATATTGCTACGGTCTATATTCCACCATTCGTGTACAATATCCCAAGTGTTGGCATCGATATGTCAACACATAAGAGATATCGAATGTCCGATATTACTCTTCTTGAAAGACGTGTTCACCGTCTTGAGAAGTACAGTACGCTCAACATGCTTGAGCAAAAGACTGAGAACTTCCAAATTCGTGATGCTGAAACTGGACTTGATAGATTTAAGTGTGGTTTCTTTGTAGATGGATTCCACAATTACGATTTCCAAGATACTAGAAATATTAATTTTAGATCTACTGTAGATAAAACAACAGCAACTCTGAGACCAAATCACCATACCACTATGGTTGATTTACAGATTGGATCTCAAGTTATTGATGGCGTATCTACTGTTTATGACCCAACTCTGGACCACAGTTTTGTTACAGATCTTGGCAACGTTGCGATCAGAAAGACTGGCGATTTGGTCACTCTTTCATATAATGAAGTATTGTATAATGAGCAACCATATGCAACAAAGACTGAGAGCGTAACTCCATTCCTAGTGAGGTATTGGGAGGGTTGGATTGAGCTTCACCCACCAATTGACATTTGGGTTGAAGAGCGTGAGTTTGTAACTCATCACCTAGTTCAAAATACAACAACTACGGTTCTTCCAGACGAAAATATTACAATTACAGAAAACGTTGTTGTCGATGCTCCAGTTAGAACAACTCCGCCAAGAACAAGAACTACTACAAGATTTACTGGTCTTGTTGTACAAAATGGACCACAGAGAGTTGTTATTGGAGCAAGAACAAATAGTTCTGGACAAAGATGGGCAGGAATTGATGTACAAAATCCGCCACAAAGGGTCACTGTTGGTTCCGGAAACGTCAGCGATCCTGGATTTGCAAATACCGATGTTCCCCCAACAAACGCAAATATTACAAGCCGTCGTGGTGTCAACGTTAGAAATGGCGATCAGAGAGTATTTGCTGGTAGAGAAACTGGAACCTTCACAAATGGACAAAACGAGACGACAGAATTTACAACTGCCATCGATGTTCAGAACGGAAGTCAGCAGAGAGTTTGGATTGGTGCAACCAGAACTGTAGAAACTATTCCCGGTGAGGAGATTGAAACCAGACCAACGACAACTACCACAAGCAATACTGTCACAACAATAATTCCTGAGGAAATTATCGTTGAAGAATCTACAGAAACTCAGACCAATTCTTGGACAGAGACTATTAGATTTGCTAGAAGCAGAAACGTTGAATTTGATGTTAAGGGTCTGAGACCAGTATCAAGATTCTGGTCATTCTTCGAGGGTATTGATGTAAACGAATATTATACACCAAAACTTCTTGAAATTGAGATGGAATCTGGCAGATTCCAAGTTGGTGAGACTGTTACAGTTGATCCACACTTTACCGGTGGTGATATTAGATTTAGACTTTGTACACCAAATCATAAGACTGGACCACACAACAACCCAGCAGAAACATATGAACTGATTCCATATACACAATCTGCTCCACCATCAGATTATAGCGAATCTTCAACATTCCTGAATGTAGATACAAGAGCACTTCAACTTCCATCAGAAACAGAGTATTCTGGTTTGGTAAAACCAAATATGAGATTGATTGGTGCATCTTCCGGTGCTGTTGCGGTTGTAAAGAGCAACATTCGTTTGGTTTCAGACAATGGCGGAAGATTGATTGGATCGCTATTCATTCCAGACCCAGCAGTTCAAGGTAATCCACAGTGGATTAATGGTGAAAATACTTTCATGGTGGTTGATGTTCCATCACTAGATCTCCTTGGTGATAGAAATCAAGAATTTATCTCAAACACCAAAGTAAGTGAAAGTTCTGCTGAAGCAGAATATATGTCAGGTGGTACTAGAGAGATTACTGAAATTAACATCATTACCACAAGAAATATTACGATCATTCCTGCCAGAAACAGAAATGTAACTACAATTACAAATACAACAACACATGAACCCGTTCCACAGGAACCACGTCCAGTAAGAAATTGGCCTAAGGGAGATCCTCTGGCACAATCATTCTATGTTCCCGATGATACTGGCGTCTTTATTACTTCCGTAGATATTTACTTTGAAACCAAGGATGAGACTATTCCAGTCACTTTCCAACTTCGTCCAATGATCGCTGGAGTTCCCAGTCAAATTGTACTTCCACTATCTGAGGTGACTTTAACCCCTGATCAAGTTTCGGTTAGTGGTGATGGTTCAGTTGCAACCAGATTCACTCTACCATCTCCAGTATATCTGCCAGGGCCAAGAGTGCAGAGTGTAAGACAGGCACCGATTGGAAGTCAACAAACATCCCAATTTGCGATTGTTCTTCAGGCAAATAGCCCCAACTACAGGGTATTCGTTGCTGAATTGGGACAAACCGACATTCAAACCGGAATTAAACTTTCTGAGCAACCATCACTCGGAAGTCTATTCAAGTCCCAAAATGGTTCAACATGGTCTCCTGCACAGATTGAGGATCTGAAGTATAGAATCAACAGAGCATCCTTTGTTGAAGAAGGTTTGACTAGATTCTATAATCCAAAACTCGATTTGAGAAATCCTGTTACAACAGTAGTTGGTCCAAACCAATTCCGCCCACTTGCTAAGAGAACTCTGGTAAGTATTGCAGAAACCTCTGGTTATGTTGCAGATGTTGTTCCTGGAGTTAATATCATTCAACTTGATGGAACTGACACTCAAGTTGCAACTGGTGTTCTAATCGGTGTTGCGGGATCCATCACAACTGGAACTGGAGTGACGGTTGTAAATGCTGGAACTGGATATACTAATGGAACGTTCACAAATATTTCACTTGAGACAGAAACTGGATATGGACAAGGTGCAGTCGCAGATGTTGTAGTAACTGGAAACACAATCAATAGTGTAACCATTACCAGCGCCGGATTTGGATATCAGGTTGGCGATTCACTCCTTGTCCCAGAACTTGGACAGAACGTTGGATTTGGTGGAAGAGTTGTCGTTGAAACAATTGCATCAAACAATTCATTCCTCCTGGATGAGGTGCAAGGATCATTTACAGTTGGACTCTCAACTCTTAGATATCGCACTTCTGCTGGTATTACAACTATTGTCGGTGCGGGTGTAACAGTCAATTCCATCACAGAAGACCAATATTATGATGGTCGTCATATGAAGGTGTATCATTCAAATCACATGATGCACTCCCCAGAAAACTATATGCAGATGGCAGAATTTAGACCATCTCTAACCGAAGTAAATACCACAACAACTGCAGCAATTGCAGCAGCAGAGTCTACATCAATTTCAATCGCGGCAACTACCGGTTTTGATAAATTTGAGGGTGTTGATGTTTCCGCATCCAACCCCGGATATGTTCAGATTGGTAATGAGGTCATTGGTTATACTGGACTGGGTGGCGGAAAACTAACTGGAATTACTAGAGGTCCATCAGTAGATGGTTCTCAAGCACAATCCTATGTGTTGGGTGTGCCGGTTTATAAGTATGAATTCAACGGAATCTCGATCCGTAGATTGAATAAGATTCACAATTTTGCAGAAGTCAGTAATCAACACCCAATTGATCTAAACAGTTACCACATTAAGATTGATACAAGTGATGTTGATTATGATGGTGTTGGTATTGGATCAGATCGCTCAGATCTTTACTGGACCTCCACAATTCAGGGTGGTAGATCCGGAACAATTCTTACCAATAATATTCAGTATGAATCGGTCACACCAAACATCGCTCACATCATTCCAGCGAAGACAAATCTAATCACAAGACTTCGCACATTTAGCGCAACAAGTGTTGGTGGAAATGAGAAATCCTTTGAAGATGGTGGATTTGCAGAAATCTCCCTAGATGACTCAACATACTTCTCAACTCCAAGACTACTCTGCTCCAGAGTAAATGAGGAGAGATTTATTGATAATTCTCCTGGAAATCGTTCACTATCGTTCGAGTTCCTGCTTCAAACAACAGATGAGAGAGTGTCGCCAGTATTAGATACTGCACAAATGGGAGCAATTCTATCCACAAACCTAGTAAACAATCCACTTGGTATTGGGGTAGATGCAACCTACGCAGACGATGATACTGTAAGATCTCTAGATAAGGATAAGCACTCAGCAATTTATATTTCAAAACCAGTCAGACTTAAGTTGCCTGCAAACTCCCTCAAAGTTCTGTTGACTGCCAGCAGAAATAATATGAATGACATTCGCGTTCTGTATCAACTCTTTAGAGATGATGCCCCAGAGGCTTCACAGAACTACGAATTCTTCCCCGGTTATTCCAACTATCAAGTTGATGGTCAGGGAATCAAGAGAGTTGTTGATGCGTCAAGAAATGATGGAACTGCAGATAGTAAGATTACTCAAACTTCCGACAGATCCTTCAGAGATTATGAGTATTCTGTTGATGATCTGCCCGACTTCAACGGTTTTGCAATCAAGATCGTTATGGCATCAGAAAACCAAGCAACGCCACCAATTCTCAAAGATTTGAGGGCGATTGCAACACTCAAGCCATCAGCATAGTAAAATGGACTATATTAAGGTAAAGGATAGGGATCATCTAGTCAGAGATGAATATTCCAACGGAATATTAAATACGGATGTTGAGGGATACAATAAATATATCGCTACTTATAAGACAAAATATAAGGAAGCGCAAAAGATCAAAAAGATGGAGGATGAAATTTCCTCCATCAAAGATGATCTATCTGACATTAAAATGTTGTTGAGGAGAATTGTGGATGATGAAGCCGCTTGATATTAAATTGACAAGTCTTAATAATCTTTTTGAATATGAAAGAATGTCAAGAAGCATAGATAGTATAGAGGATCTTGCAACTCTGAGAGTTGTTGCCAAAAACGCGATTAAATTGTATATGGCACAGCAAGAACTTTTGTCCAATAGTCCTCTACTCCACGCACTAGATCCTGAAGAAGAATAATGGCACAACCATCTACCAGACAAGAACTAGTCGATTACTGTAAAAGAAAATTGGGGGCCCCGGTCCTTGAGATTAATGTTGCCGATGAGCAAATTGATGATTTGGTAGACGATGCTATTCAGTTTTTTCAAGAGAGACATTTTGATGGTGTTTCTCAGGTATTTTTGAAGTATCAAATCACTCAGGATGATATTGACCGTGGAGAAAGAAAGGTTGGAATTACCACAACCACAGTAAATCATAGTGTCGGTTTAACTACATCATTTAACTTTGAAGAGACTGGAAACTATCTTCAAATTCCACCAGATGTAATAGGCATCACAAAGATCTTCCACTTTGAGGGGGCGAACACTATTACTAATAATATGTTTAGTGTTAAGTATCAGTTATTCTTAAATGATGTGTATTATTGGGGGGCAACTGAGTTACTTTCCTACGCTATGACCAAAACATATCTTGAAGATATTGATTTCCTACTTACAACACAGAAGCAGATTAGGTTCAACAAGAGGATGGATAGGTTGTATCTAGATATTGATTGGTCTTCTGTAAGAGCAGGTCAATATCTTGTTCTGGATACTTATAAGGTTCTAGATCCCAACGATTATGCAAGAGTTTGGAATGATTCCTTCATCAAACCATACTTGACTGCTCTGATTAAGCGTCAGTGGGGTCAAAATCTAATCAAGTTCCAAGGAGTAAAACTTCCTGGTGGAGTCGAACTAAATGGTCGCCAATTGTATGATGATGGGCAAAGAGAACTGGATATGATTATGGATAAGATGTCCAGCACATACGAACTCCCACCCTTAGACATGATCGGTTGATATTATGCTTAATCCATTTTTTCTTCAAGGCTCTTCTGGGGAGCAAGGTCTAATTCAAGATCTCATCAATGAGCATCTGAGAATTTATGGTGTGGATGTTCACTACCTCCCAAGACAATATGTGACGAAAAATACTGTTATTGAGGAGGTTATTGAATCCAAATTCAATAACGCATATCCAATTGAGGCATATGTAAGTAACTAGGATATGGGGATAATACTCAACTCCTATCAAAGTTTGGTATTCAAGCACTAAATGAGATTATTCTCGTAATCTCCAAAGAAAGGTATGAATCTTATATCGCACCCCTAATCAAAGATGCGCCGAATATTGAGTTGGCATCAAGACCCAAAGAGGGGGATTTGATCTATTTCCCATTTGGAGATAGATTATTTGAAATTAAATTTGTAGAGCACGAAAAACCATTCTATCAACTCAAGAAGAATTATGTTTATGAGTTGAGATGTGAACTGTTCAGATATGAAGATGAAGTCATCGACACTTCTATTGAGCAGATTGACGATAATGTTGTTGAAGCAGGATTTATTCAAACACTCAAACTTATTGGTATTGGAACAACTGCAACTGCAACCGCAAGTTATGTGGATGGTGGCATTCAATTCTTCACTGTCAATAACCGTGGATATAACTACAAAAATCCACCAACAGTTGCAATATCTTCATCACCAACTTCTGGTGGAATTCAGGCAGTTGGCATTGCAACTCTGATTGATGGATTGGTTAATTGTGATGGTGTTGTTACAGACAAGGTTCAGGGAATTGAAGTTGTAAATGCAGGTACTGGATATTCCACAACAAAACCACCGGCAGTTGTCATTCTTGGTGGTGGAGGAGCGGGTGCAGGTGCAACTGCAACTGTTGCAAACGGAACTGTTGGTGTCATAACCGTGACAGATGGTGGTTCTGGATACATTTATCCACCAACTGTAACATTCAGCGCACCTGGGGGTGGTGGTCCTGCCGCAACTGGTGTTGCATACCTGGATGCAAATGGATCAGTCTCTGGCATCAGAGTATATAATGGTGGATCTGGATATACCAGCATCCCAACAATTACACTTACCGGCCCAAGCGTAAGTGGTGTAGGAACATATACATTTAATGAAGTTGTTGTTGGAAGCAGCAGTAGCACTACCGCAAGAGTTAGAAGTTATAATGTGAACACAGGAACTCTTGAAGTTTCTATTATTTCTGGCGAATTTATTGAAGGCGAGCAGATTACAGGACAAACTTCAAATGCATCCTTCACACTATTCTTTGATAATGAAAAGAATGATCTAACAGATCCATACGCACAAAATGATGAGATTGGCGCAGAAGCAGCAAATATTATCGACTTCTCAGAAGACAATCCATTTGGAATGCCTTTCTAACTTTGTTAAATATACTTAATACATAATACCATCATGTTTGAACATTTCTATCACGAAATTCTAAGGAAGACTGTTGTTGCTTTTGGATCTCTCTTTAACAATATTAAGATTAAACACGTAAATTCTAGCGACCAAACAGTATCCTTTAAAGAAGTTCCTTTAGCATATGGGCCAACTCAAAAGTTTCTGGCACGATTAGAGCAATCACCAGATCCAAGTAAGCCCATACAAATGACTTTGCCAAGAATGTCGTTTGAATATGTCAATTTAACATACGATCCCCAAAGGAAAGTTACACACACTCAGTCATTTTTGTCTGGGTTGGTTGCTGATGGTACACAAGTGGCGAAAACATATATGCCAGTTCCATATAATTTGGAATTTGAACTGAGCATCATGACAAAACTAAATGAAGATATGCTTCAAATTATTGAGCAAATCCTTCCATATTTTCAGCCAGCATACACATTATCAATAGACATGATTGAGTCTATTGGAGAAAAAAGAGATATTCCTATTGTCCTTGAAGGTATGACCATGGACGATAGTTATGAAGGAGATTTTCAAACACGAAGAGCACTAGTTTATAAACTGAGATTTATTGCAAAACTATACCTCTTTGGACCAACTTCCACCAAGGATATCGACAGAGATCTCATCAAAAAGGCTTCTATTGGATTTGTCTCCGGTGCTCGTTCAAGTATCACACCAAGAGATTTGGTATATTCTGCAGAACCAAGAGCAATTCAGAGTTATGCAGATAATGTTGCGACACTGCTGACAAATGATATTGATGCTGTACTTAGCAATATTCTTGTAGATGATTCTTCCGGTATTCCAGAAGATAGTTACATTATGATTGATAATGAAGAACTGTATATCACCCAGATAATTGGCAACAATCTATTTGTAGTGCGTGGAGCAGATGAGACTGTAAGCACACCACACGTTTCAGGATCCCAAATCAAACTAATCACCACAGCAGATGATGCACTTATTGAATTTGGTGATGATTTTGGATTTCATGAGTGATGGGGGTAAATGGTATGAGTGACAGCGATAAATTTGAGTCAATTAATCAAACATTTAATATAGAACCTGCAATTGATGTAGTTTCCAATTCTGAAATTGTTGAATCTTCAAAAGAACCTGAGCAAACTAGTCTCAACAAAAATGACATCAAATCTGATTATGAATATACAAGATCCAATCTTTATTCTTTGATAGAAAAGGGGCAAGAAGCAATTAATGGCATTCTTGAATTGGCACAAGAAAGTGAAATGCCAAGAGCATACGAAGTTGCTGGACAATTGATCAAAAATGTTGGTGATGTTACGGATAAATTGATGGAACTTCAGAAGAAGTTGAAGGATGTTGAGAGTGAATCTATTGCAAAAGGTCCAACAAATGTTACTAATGCACTTTTTGTTGGATCAACTGCGGAGTTGGCAAAACTGATTAAGAACAACTCGCAAGCAGATAAATAGTTAAAAACCAAGAAAAATGGCAGCTGCAGAAGTAACAACCTTAGTAATTGAAAAAGGAACGTACTTTGAAGCTACGTTTAATCTTTTTGATCCCGACCAATCCAGCACAGTTCTTACCGGATTAACAACAACATATGCAAGTGTTCGCAAACACCCAACATCTACCACATCTGAAGAGTTTGCGAAATCCATTACATCCGGCACAGGAACGATTACACTATCTCTTACTGCTGAGCAAACAGCAAACTTAAGTGCTGGAAGAAATTATTTTGACGTTGTTTTGACCTTGGGTGGAAATAAAATTAAGGTGATTAAAGGAACGGCAATTGTAGAAGAGAGTGTATCAGTATGACCATAAAAGTGGGACAATCATCCCCATATGCATACTCAATCAAATCTGCTTTACCCACAACCCCATTAATTCAAGTTGGTGTTGGGACACATAATCTAACTGGAAAACACATTAGTGGTAGTAGAAAGGCGACAACAGTAATTGATGGATCGGTTTTTTCTGTAAAACCAATATCACCAACCAAGTATAAGGTTAATTTGTCATGTTCAATTGATGTAAACGTATCGATAGGAACGGACGTGGCAACCATCAACGATCTTCAAGACGTAGAAATCAGTGGAACCAATGATAAGTATGTTTTGATGTATGACCAGGCAACTGGAAAGTGGAGGGATGTAAATCCTGACGTTGTTCTTAGTGCATCATCAAATACAGAAACAATTCAACCAGGACTTCCAGCAGACTTTGTTAATACTTTGGATGTTGATCTCGATGATCGCATTGATATAGATGCAGGAACTTTCTAAAAACTAAATATCAATAGGATAGTAAACTTGTAAGGAAGTAACAAATGGCCGCACCAACTATTCAGTTTAAAAGAGGCGCACAAACCGCTATTGGTGCAGCCTCTAAACTAGCAGGTGAACCGATATTTACAACGGATGAACTAGAACTTTACGTTGGCACAGGTTCTACTCATGCACTAATTGGTGCTGCTCGATACTGGAATCGTGAAACACCCTCTACAGGATCTTCTGTCCGTATTGTTGAGGGAAGTGGCAATGGTGACAATTACATTGCACACAAATCCCCAGATACTCTTGCAGGTGATATAACATACACCTGGCCTGGTACAATTTCCGCTGGCAACTTCCTTAAGGTTGATGGTTCAGGAAACCTAACATGGGAATCCCCTGCTGGTGGATTTGCAAACTTCAATATTGGTGATGGAAATCCCGCCAATAATGCCCAAATTGATGATGGCGAAACCATCGAATTCAAGACTGTTGCGGGAACTGGACTTACCGTTGCTACTGCATCTGGTTCTCCAAATACAGTAACATATCAAGGTCTCGATGCAACGACAACCACAAAGGGTGTTGCATCATTCGACTCTGCGGATTTTGATGTTACTTCTGGTGCAGTAACTCTTGAGGACACTGTTGTTAAGTCTGTAACAACAGACTCCGGTGCTCTGACACCATCTGGCCACGCATTCTCCATTCTTGGTGGAGAAGGTATGGATGTAACCCATGCCTCACAAACAATCACAGTTGCTGGTGAAGATGCAACCGATTCAAATAAAGGTATTGCATCGTTTGCTCTGGGAGATTTCTCAGTAACATCTGGTGCAGTTTCTCTTGGATCAACATTCCTAAATCGTGCAACAACAGATAGTGGTGATGCAATTCCATCCAACCACATTCTCACTATTGCTGGTACTACAAACGAAATTGAGACCTCTGCATCAGGTTCCACAGTAACAGTTGGTCTTCCAAATAATGTCACTATTGGTGGCGACTTAACCGTAACTGCCAACACCGTACTGGGTGTTACTCCTGGCGCAACCACCAAGTTTGGTAGTGATGCATCTGCTGTTGGTATTACAACAGTTTATGATAATGATGCGATGACTGAGAATAGTGCTACTGCACTTGCAACTCAACAATCCATCAAAGCATATGTTGATAACAGCATTTCTGGAATTGACCTCACCATTGACACTGCTGGTGGTACTAATGGCAGCGGCACCGGTTCAGTATCAACTTCACAAACACTTACATTCAACGGAACTGCAAATGAAATTGATGTAACTGTTTCTGGACAATCAGTTACTTATGGTCTTCCAGCAGAAGTAACTGTTGGAACTGGTTTAACTGCTCCAACATTATATACTGCAACAATTCGCCACACAAACAACACTCAAGCGGCGACTATTGACACTTCTGGTAATATCACAGCATCACAAAACCTGACCGTTACTGGTGATCTGTTTGTTAATGGAAGCACAACTCAAGTAAATACAACTTCACTCACTGTTGAAGACGCTCTAGTTGAACTTGGAGTTGTTGATGGTTCTGCACCAGGATCCGATCTTAATAAGGATCTTGGTATTATAATGAATTGGTATGACACTCAACTCAGAAGAGCTGCTATTTTCTGGGATGATAGTGCAACCAGAGTTGCTATTGCGCAATCCGTTACAGAATCGTCAAACGTTCTAACTGTTGCGGCATGGGCATCAGTTGAAATTGGAGAACTCTGGATTAATGATACTGCTGGCCAGACTGCTGTTATTACTTATAATGGTGGCACATCGCAGAGAGAGCTTCAAAATATAGTTGTAGATGGTGGAACGTTCTAAAATTCATCACCAAAAACTTGATAAATAGGGGAGTAATTCGCTCCCCTTTTTTATGAACGAAGAAGACTTGAAAGCCGTGATTGCCACATATCAGCAAAAGGCATTTGAACTTTTTAACGCCAATATTGTTTATGAGACCCAGATTAATAGTCTTCAGAAAAAATTTGAAGCACTTGCAACGGAATCTGCGCAACTAAGAGAAGCACTTGCACAGGCCCAGGCACAATTAGTTGTGGTTAGGGAAGAATCCAGTTCAACAACAAAAAAACGCGGTTCAAAAACCCAGGATGATTTTTGAATAAATACCTCAGATAATACTCAATAAATATTGAGTTTTGCAGGTATATACCGCTTTTTTTAAATAATGGCAGATCCAATTATTCGGGTAAAAAGA